TAGTTACTGCATCCGGACTTGCGGTTGGTGTTGAACTTCGCCAATCTGACGTAATGAAGTCAAGGGTTCATGGATATAGTTGGCCATCATTTGGTTTGAAAATAACAAACCACTCAAGAGTGATTGTCTCTTCTCCGGGTGACGTGTTTACCTTTGCCGACTCATTTGAAAACAATACATCAGTATCAGTATACGACTTGTTTGTTGACTTGATGAAGCGTTTTAATTTGAGCATAATCTATGACTATAGGCCATCTAAACTTGGTTTTATACTTGACAATGTGAACGACATACGGGATGCCGTAGTACCCATTGACCAATACATAGACGATGCTAAAGAATACGAAGTATCTCTAAGCACAAATTCTCCAAAGAATCTAAAACTTTTAAATAAAGACAATGAAGGGCTATATGATTCTTTTGAAAACGGACTTTCGGTTGGCAGTTATGATGGCCAATACGACATTAATGGAAACGGTGATTATTCCATTGAGTTCATTACAGGTCTAATAAATCCTATTGACAAGTCTGTTTGTGGAAAGGATGATGTGTTTAATGATGACCTATTGATGCGTGATGGATTAATTTCAGTACAGGAGGTTGGCCAAATCAAGGGGCAGATTCGTAAATACAATGAAATTGGTCTACGTATATTCTACTTGTCTGAAATGGCCAATGAAGTTACATTGCGTTATCCACGTTGGGTTAGAAGAAACTCATTCGGTCAATTGATAGACCAAAACCAATATAAGGTTCTTGGAAACATAAAACTGCAAGGGTATCCAAGCAACGTGATTGAAGCCAGACTTGACCTTCGTTTCGCAACAAGAAATGGCGTTACACTTGATGGATACGACTATATAACCAACTCCGAGAAGTTTAAGGCAGCATATGAATCAAAGATTTCGTTCTATGCTGCGTTCCCTGTATTCTATTTTAATAATGGGTATTTCTTTAATAAGAAATTAGAAATTAGCGAGACCGGAGAAACTGTTGTAATCTCATCATTCACAGATGCTCGTCTTTATGATGACTATGTTTACGGAAAGGTTGAAGCAATTTTTGTAGATTGATATAATGGGTAAAACTTATAATGACTATCCTATCTCTGCTACCAACAATGCAAAGCGTGCATTGCGTTGGAAGAAAGAGTATGGTAATGAGGTTAAGGGTGGAACTATCGTAGGGTGGACAAGAGCAAACCAACTCGCATCAAGAGAAAGTTTGTCAACATCTACGATTGCCCGCATGGCTTCATTTGCACGTCATCGTAAGAATGCTGCTGTTGACCCAAAGTACGCATCTACACCTTGGAAAGACCGTGGCTATGTTGCTTGGTTGATTTGGGGAGGAACTTCCGGTGTGAATTGGGCCATCAGAAAGATGGAACAAATCAGAAACCAAAAGATGTCAGCGCACCAACGCCCAGAAGACAAGGAGATGCTTGAAGGCATCATTGATATGTTATTAATGGTTAATGATGTGAATAACCGCCTTCAGATTGCATTGGAACAACTAAAGCAATTTGAAAAAGATGGAATTCCCGTTAACGAAGACGAATTTTTAAAGGCCCTAAACCTTAAAGTAGACAATAATGAATAACCTACCACTTTACAAGGTTGTACTTGGCGAAGCCGAGGACAGCGGTATGTTTAGAATTTCATTGGTTAATCGTCCCGCCATTGAGGAGGGATTTATTACATTGTCTTCAGAAGAAGAACACTCGTTTAAATTTGCAAACGAGGAGAAGAAACAAGTTGTCGGCCCAATCATGATTCCAGATATGCCCATCTACCGCAGAAGTGCAGTAATGGGAGAATACAACATTGTATTCCCAAAGGACACGATTGAGAAGATAATGTATAAATATAGCAAGAGTGGTTTGTTTAACTCTTTCAACATTGAACACGCTATTGAAACGACTGACGTTACAATGCTTGAGGTTTGGATGAAAGATTCAGAACAGGACAAAAGCAACGCATACGGCTACAATCTTCCGATTGGAACTGTATTTGTTAAGGCTCAGATTGAGTCTGAACAACTTTGGGAGGAGATTAAATCTAACCAACTCAATGGTTTTTCCATTGAAATTAAAACAGATATCGTTGAACAAAACTTAAATAGTGAAATGGATTTCAAATTCGCTGTAGAGTTGGGTGAGCGTATTTCTAAAATTGAGGCAACCTTAGCAAAAATTTCTGATGACCACTCTGCGGTTATGGAACTTTGGGCTGAGACTCAAGAGAAATTTGCTCAAACTGAAGAAGTTACTTCAGAGCCAACACAAGAAGTAGTAGAAATGTCCGCTGAAGAACCCGCTGCCGAAGAGGTTGTTGAGGCTGTTAACGAGGTAGAGGAGATTGTCCTTTCCGAGGAAGCACCCCAGGCCGAAGAGGTTGTGGTTGAAGAGGCTCTTTCTGCTGAAAATCAAGAGTCCGAAGTGAACTCTGTCTTAGAGGCTGAATTGGCTTTGTCTGCCGAACAAGAGGGTATTGAGCCTTCTAATGAGGTAGTTGAAGACAAGACACGCTCCTTTGAGCGAATCACTTCAGAGAAAGTAAATATGATTGACAAGTTCTTTGGCAAGCGTTTTTATTAAAATTGTAAATTAAACTAAATAAACTATAGTAAAATGGCGATTTCAGTTGCTACTTTGGATTGGGGAAATCGCACCCCCGGCCTCTTTATTGATTCAATGGTAAAGAGTGCTAAAGTGCTTGACCGCTTCCGTCTTATTGACGGAGTAAAGTCAAAGGTTCAAGTTCCCATCTTTGATGCTTCCTTGACCTTTGGTTCTGACCTGTGTGCTTTTGACCCACAATCTTCTGCCTCTATTGACGAGAAAGAGATGACGGTTAGCACCTACAAGTGGGCTTTCTTGAACTGCAAGAATGTTCTTGAGACCACCTACCGTTCTGTATTGCTCAAGCAAGGACAGCACAACGAAGAGACTATGGATGCTCAGTTCAAGGATTGGGTTTTTGATTACTTCGCTAAATTGTCTGCTCAGAAGGCTTTGGAATTGGCTGCTACGGCTATCACTACTGAACTCGCTGCTGACGCTGCTGTTCTTGATTACGATACCAATGCTGCTTTGACTTCTGCTAACATCTTGGCTAAGATGCAAGGTGCTTACGAGACTATGAGTGCTGTTATGTTGGCTGCCGTTTACGGTGATGCTGACCGTCAGTTGAAGCCCGCTTTCTTCATGGGTACTGCTGCTGTACAGGCTTATCAAATCGCTATCGCAGGCTTGTACACTACGACTGCTCAAGGTGTTGTTGAGGGTAACATTCCCGCATACTACGGTATGGAAGTTATTCACTTCCCTTCTTTGGCTGCCGGTGAGTTCATCATTTCTGCTCCAGAAAACATCGTTATGTTGACTGACGAGTACAATGACGTTCGTGCCATTGACATGAAGTGGGAGGCTGAATTGTCTTCTGACAAGATTTGGGGTCAATTCAAGTTGGGCTTCTCCTACTTGAAGGGTTCTGAGATTGTTTACGCCAAGAATTTCGCCTAATAATAATCGGTAAGGGGGAGTAGAAATACTCCCCTAAACCAACCTAATCTATATCATTAAAATGGGATGTCCTGTTGATTTTACTGGCCTTTCAGTTTCTTACGCTTGTGGTGAATTAGCCTCTGGCGGTTTGAAATCTGTTTACCTTGTTGACCGTGCCGACTTGCTTGAGAACGGTGGTGTGACGGTAAGCGCAGGTGCTTTGAGCATCGCTGCTAACCTTTCTACTACTCCTACCGTTGTATTGGAGTTGGGCTTCAACAATAAAGATGGTTTCTCTAACTTTACAGACGTTAAGACTGTAAACGCTGATGGAACTTCTTCTTGTGTTCCTACCATTCAGATGGAGTTCTTGCGCATGAACTCTGACAAGCGTAACTCTTTGGAGGCTATTGCTGTTCCCGGTGCTGAATTGGTTGCTTTTGTTGAGACTGCTGCCGGAACTTACCACGCTGTTGGTTATGAGTTCGGTCTGTATGCTTCTTCTGTTGATGGTGCTTCTGGTGCTTCTCGTACCGACAAGAACCGTTATCAGTTGACCTTGGTTGGTGACGAGAACTCTCTCGCATTGACTATGGATGCTGCTGCCTTCGCTAAGGTAGGTGCTTAATAAGCATTTCTCTAAATAGATTGGGGAGGGGGATTCCCCTCCCCTTTTTTATTTTTAAAATATGAAATCAGTCAAGAACGGCCTTATTAACTATCTTTCATTCATCCGTACATACGAGATGAATCAAAACAGTTTCAATATGAAACTATCTAAAGTTGTTGGGACAAAGGAGTATAATTTTTACGGACTTCAAGACCTTGGTCTTCTGAATGACTGCAATGAATTTATCGTCCTTCCAATAGACTTGGCTACAACAAGCATTGAAGGAGGAGAATATTACATAACCATTTCTGGCGAAAATGGGGAGTACGGTCGTTATATTTGTAATGTAATTGACCACGAGTACATTACATCAACAAATCAAAACTCACTGTTTTCTGATACAGTAAAAATCAGTAACTTGTAAATTAGTACAGAATGGGACTTTGGGACAACATAGTTGATTACTTCGCAGCGAATACTTACGTTGTAGCAACGGAAAGCAATGTAGCAAGCAACCCCCTTGAGAAATCTATTGAGAGCCTCAATGGTCGTTACAATGTAGGAAATACGCCTGTTGGAGATTACATTAAATTCGGATTAAATGACGATTTTTCTGTTGTTCTTGAAAAGATGTTCAAGCAATCTCCCGTTCATTCCGGCATTGTGACCAAGAAAGCAAAGATGGTCTCCGGGCGTGATATTGAATATAACTTGGATGCGTATAAGACACCTGCAAAGCAAGCGGAGATTAAGGCTTTTTTAGCCAACTGCGCAGGAAAGTCAGAGGGCCTGTACTCCCAGATTGTACACGCAGCCTTTCAATATGAATTGCACGGAGCATTTGCTTTCTACATCAAGTGGAATCAAGACCACACCAAGTTGATTGAGTTTCGCTCACTTGACGTAAAAGGAGTTCGGGCAGCAGAACCGATTGATGGAAAGGTCACGCACTATATCGTCCGTAGACGATTTGGCAACATGGCTGTATCTATGCAGCATAATACGCCAACAAAGATTAAGGCATTTGATAAGTACGACAAGGTTCGTGAGCAAGTCCTGTACGTAAAGAACCCATATAGCGGTAACTCTTACTACGGAATCCCTAACTATATTTCTGCCTTTCACTTCATCAATGCTGATTACGAGTTTGGTAAACACATCCGTAACTCCGCAGCGAATTCATTCACACCAAAGGTTCTTGCTACGTTCATTGGACGTAACATGAGCAACGAACAAAAGCGTGAAGAGTACGAGAAATTCAAGGCATCATTTGTTGGCTCAGAGGCTGAACCCGTAATCGTATCTTGGGTCAAGAACAAGGACGAAGCCCCAGAGTTTAAAACTCTTGACGTAAATAACCTTGACAAGAC